GATAATGGCTCGTCACATTCCTGCCCAGTCGCACCGGTGCGGAATTTGGTGATGTGCGGTGTAACCACTGCATAGCCGTGGGTCTTGGTAATGGTTTGTAGCGGTTCGCCCAGCGGCTGGCCACGGAAGCAGTCATAAGCCGTCTTGGTGCTGGTGTGGTTGCACTTCACGATGAAAGGCGTGGCGTTGTCGATCACGAAGCGCTGTATGCCGCGCGCAATACGCTTGAGCGTGTTCTCAGCCAGCGGGCGCTTACGCTCGAAAATGCTTGGGCATGGAATGGACCAATCAATGCACTCCGCCGCGGTGCGCCACGGCGCTAACTTGCCGCTCTGAACGTCCAGTGACTTCGGGTCTGCGTGGCTGGGTTCCGGCCAGACAATTTGCGCGCCGTCGCAACGCATTACCATGAAGAACCGTTTTCTGATTGTCGGTGCGCCGTAATCACATGCACGCAATTCGCGGTGATCGACAACGTAACCCAAACCGGCGACCAGACGGCGGGCGTCGCCGCTGTTCACATCGATGTTCAGCACTTCGCAGCACTCAGCAATTGCCGGATGACCTTCAGCAACGCCAGTTGTCAGCATGCCGATGAACGCAGCGAAGGTTTCACCGGCGCGAGAGCGATCAGGGTAGTTCGTGCCATCTTCTGCAGTGAGCAATGGCCCCCAGGTTTTAAACTCTTCGACGTTCTCCAACATCATCACTCGGGGGCGTTTAGCCAGTGCCCAACGGATGACGATCCATGCCAGACCGCGAATTTCCTTCTTTACCGGCGCGCTGCCTTTGGCTTTGCTGAAATGGCGGCAGTCAGGGCTGAACCAGGATAAACCAACTGGGCGGCCAGCGGTCGCTGCAATCGGATCAACATCAAAAACCGATTCGCAGTAGTGCAGCGTTTCAGGGTGATTGGTACTGTGCATTGCAATGGCGTTCTCGTCATGATTGATCGCGATATCTACGCTGCGGCCAATTGCCATCTCAATACCGGTACTCGCGCCGCCGCCACCAGCAAAATTGTCTACGATGATTTCTTTCATGCTCGAGCTCCCATTGCGCGGGCCAATGTGCCAGCGGTTTGAATGATTGCGGCCGTTGGCAGGCCATCCATTTTTAAGCGATTGATGTGGCTACACAGCTTGTTCTGAAGGTGTTCAGCCAATTCACTGGCTGCCGGTACCTGCCCGAAAATCTGATTAACTTCAGAAGGCCAGACTGTGTTGCTGGTTTCATGCAGGACAACTGCTGGTGATAGTTTTTCGGCTTCTCTGCGGATCTGCGCTAAAAAGGCATCGCCCTGCGCCAGCAGTTGATGACGTTGCACGTAGCTGAATGCCGGACCAGACCAAGACTTATCAAACACCGCAATGGCCGCGCCAAAACCCGCTGATGATGCTGAAGGTTCCCCCTCTCCTGGTCGGTACCAAGTCGGCAGGTCAAAACCAATGCGTCCACGAATCAGGGCAATGTGATCGGCGTGCTCCGGCCACCATGTTTCGCCAGTCGCGGCTTTAATCAGGAAAACGTAACGGCCGCCCTTTTCCCGCATCTCTGCCAAATGGCTCATGATGTGGGTCATGCCGGTTATGTACTGGCCTTCATTCTGCGATGCGCGGGAGTAAGGCGGGTTGGCGAAAGCAGCGCCATTAAGCTCGGCCAATCGTGCTGACCAGTCCTGAGTAAGTGCGTTGTCTTCAGCGGTGTAAAACGCTGGGCATTTACTGTTTTCACCATCGGTGAACAGGTCAAGGACGAACGGCCCAAACATGGCATTGATTCCCCAGAAAAGTTCATCGGGAGTTCGCCACTGATCACCCACCTCTTTCAGTTTGTGATTTGGCGCTTTTTTCTGCTCGTTGAGAGCCATTGAATATGAGTTGATCATGCTGCTTTCACTCCCTGCTGGCGCTGCGCGCAGTCTTTCCAGATGCGATTCCACGTTGTGATTGCGAAGTCACTACGCATCCCGCGAACACTGGCCTTACTTGCCTCGGTGCACACTATTTTTTCCAGCGCACTTGGGGCCTTGGTCGCCGCTACACCACTGATGAACCGGCGGTATGCCGCGTCGCGCTCACCAGTATCCACTGCAACATCACCTTCACGTTCCCATTTCCCATTCTTGCGGGCCGGACGACCAGCGCGCTTCCACGCGTTAGCACCTTCCAGATAGCCAGGGAACTTCGAAGGCTGGAACAGCGTGGACGGTCGCAGGTATTCGGCCATTTCCAGATCACCGCCCCATTTGGCGTTCATGTAATCCACCGTCAGCTGCTGCTCTTCGACCGTGAAGCCGTCGCGCAGTCTGCCGCGGATGTTATCCAGTGAAGATTTGCTGACCTGATAGCGTGAGCCGGTGGTTTGGTTCAGGTAGTTCAGAACCTGTTTAGCCTGATCAGTAATTTCAACCTCAGCGTCGGTCTGCGCAGCAGGCTGACAAGGGGTTTTAATATCTGATGGATCTTGTTTTGAATTTACTGACGGATCCCCTCCAGTTTCTGGACGGTCAAACCCGCCTTTTTTCCCCTTTTCTGTACGTTCAGAATTCGAATATTCAGATTTGGAATGTTCAGATTCTGAACGTTCAGAAACTGGACTATCAGAATAGAAACCGCTGGCAGCATCACGGAGCTTTTTCACGTTTAGGTAATACAGGTTGGTTTTGTTGCGATTGCCGGTGCGGCGCTCTTTGCGTTCAAGCCAGCCAGCTTTCTGTAACTCAGTGATTGCAGTAATGACAGTGCTGCGGCCAGCGCCAATCTGGCGCGCTATTGTTTCAATGCCCGGATAGCAGGTTCCTTCGTCGCTGGAGAAATCAGCAAGTCTTGCCATTACCAGCAATTGGGTGCCTTTGACGCCTGACAGCGCCAGTCCGTCCCACACATAGGCGGATAACTTAACGCTCATAGAACCCTCGTGAACTTCTTGCGGAATTGCTCAACTGGCGCAGCTCATTCATGCTCGTAGTCTTCCCGCATATAGATGACTCGGCCCCCGGCTCTATCAAATCCCACGACGTGGACCACAATGCCCCGCCAATCCTTGTAACGCCTGTCCAGCGGTTCGATTTTTTCAGACATGCGCTCACCTTCCGGCTGTTGTCACAAACGTAACCTACCCACCAACTTGCGAACTGGTAGTTGCAGGGGATCCAGCGGTTCATTACCATGACTTCGTAGGACAAAGAGCCAGTGGAACCGCCGGTCGCTACACAGCGAATTTGCGGTACGCCAGCTTTTACGAGTAAACTGTTCATGCGTTAATTACTCCACACGTTTAGTTAATGCGCCCGAAGCCCCGAGCTGCACACTTGGGGCTTCAACCTTTCCGGCTTTCATCTTCTTGCTAAACAGAGCAATCACTGCACGAACTTCTGCATCACGTGCCGCCAAGTGGCGCTGGTGATACATCATGATTTCTGCGGCTTCTGCTGAGTCAATTACGCCATCTTCAAGCGATGCCTGAATAATCATGTCGACGTGTCCACGATGCGCGGCGGTTCGCATGCTTCTGCTGAACAACTCCACCTGATCCAATTCTTCAAGCTGCGGGATATCGACGAACAACCCGCCGTGGCGCTGCGCGAAATATTCAGCTAGCAAGCTGGTACCGCTCAGATCTTCCATCGCTTCAAGTTCTGCGACTTCAAAAAAACGACAGCCATTTTTTTCGTACAAGTTGTTGTTGAACTGTGTTTCAGTCATGCCCAACCCACCAGCCATTGCTGACCGGCCGCCGGATAACACTCTGCACATCGCTTTAACTACTGATTTCAGGGCTACCATGATGTTTTTCCTTTGGTAGTTATGTTGCCAAGTGACTTGAATTAAGCTTCGGTTTTCTTTTCAACGTTCTGAGGAAAAAGAACCGCAAGGTCTGGCCGAATTTCATAAGCAGGAATTCGGCCATTTGTGGCCCTTTCTATACGGATGGCATTTTCAGCGGAAACTTTTTTTTTCCCGTGAAGCCACGCCCAAACAGATGGCTGCTTGACCTTGCAGGCTTCAGCTAATTTTTGCTGACTGCCCGCAATGTCGATGGCAGCTTTGATAGCTACATTGACCATAAATTACTCCAGCTTTTATTAAACAACTCAAATAATAGCCAAAACTATTGAATAAGTAAATAGCCCTGTCTATTTGATGAAATATAGTCTCAGCTATATGATTGAAGGATGGGAAAAATGACCTTTTCAGACAGACTAAAACTAGCCATGGACGAAGGTGGCTTTACTCAGGGATCACTCGCTGAGGCCGTTGGCATGGCTCAACCCAGCATTTGGAAACTGGTTTCGGGTGGTGCTAAAGCCTCAAAGAAAACTATTCAGATTGCGAACGTGCTCGGTGTAAGGCCTGAATGGCTCTCCGAGGGTGATGGTCCGATGCGTTTTGCCGCAATTTCATCTGGCGATATTCAATTGGCTGTAGATCGGACTAGGGTGCCTGCAGCGCTAGGGTCCGATGATGGTTTCCGAATTGACTTGCTTGATGTAACAGTGAGTGCTGGTCCGGGGGCTGTAAATACTAAGGAGTTTATCGAGGTGGTTCGGACCATCGTTTACTCTCCAGAGGAAGCTAGGATGATGTTCGGTAATCGTTCGGAAGAACAGATCCGAATGATTAATGTCAAGGGTGACAGTATGTCTGGCACCATCGAACCTGGTGATCTGATCTTCGTCGATATCAGTGTTCAGTCATTTGATGGGGATGGGATTTATGCGTTCCTCTATGACGATACCGCCCACGTTAAGCGTCTGCAGAAGATGAAAGATTACCTGCTGGTTCTCTCAGATAGCTCCAAGTACCAGACGTGGGATCCGATAACGCGTGATGAAATGAACAGGGTCTTTATTTATGGAAAGGT